GCGCTGTTAGGGATACGCACTCTTGGATAGGGCTAGATGGCACGAGATATTTAGCTTTAGGTACGGATAGAAAACTTTATATTTTTTCTGAGGGTAAAGTTTATGACATAACACCACTTAGGGAAACACAGGCTTTAACTAATCCATTTACTACTAACGCCACTACATCCGTTGTTGTTACTGATACAGGTCATGGTGCACAAAAAGGAGATTTTGTAACTTTCGACTCTTTTTCTGCTATAGACGGATTAGACATGAATAAAGAGTTTGAGGTGACATCTGTAGCAAATACAGACGCCTATGTTGTAACTACCACATCGGCTGCATCAGGATCCACATCTGGTGGTGGAGGTTCAGGTAATGCTAAATATCAAATATCTATTGGTCCTGAACTTTCTACTTCAGCTTTTGGTTGGGGCACAGATACATGGGGTTCAAGCACCTGGGGCACACCTTCTTCAACATCAAATGTGACCCTAGAAGCTAGACAGTGGTCATTAGATAACTTTGGTCAACTATTGATCGCTACAGTTTTAAATGGAGGAGCTTTTGAATGGAGTCCTACCTCTGGTGTGTCTACAAGAGCTACAGCTATAACTGGTGCTCCTACCGCATCTAGATTAAGTTTGGTTTCTACACCAGATAGGCATTTATTGTTTTTTGGCACAGAAAATACGATAGGCACAACAAATTCACAAGATGATTTATTATTAAGATTTTCAAATCAAGAAGATAGAAACACTTATCAACCAACAGCAGAAAACACTGCAGGATCTTTACGTATTGCTGACGGATCACGGATCGTGGCTGCAGAAAGATCTAGAGGACAAATATTGGTATGGACTGATACCTCTTTACATAGTTTACAATTTATTGGTCCACCTTTTACTTTTGGTTTAAGACAGTTAGGTCAAAACTGCGGTATTGTTGGAAGTCATGCAGGTGTTGATATTAATGGTGTAAGTTATTGGATGTCACAAGACTCCTTCTTTCTTTTTGATGGTTCTGTAAAAAAATTACCATGCACAGTAGAACAATTTATTTTTAATAATATTAATGTAACTGGATCAGAAAACGCTTTTGCAGGACACAATGGAGAGTTTAATGAAATCATGTGGTTTTATCCAAGAACTGGATCTGATCAAATAAATGCCATTGTAGCTTATAATTATTTAGAGGGCACATGGTGGACAGGCACCTTAGCAAGAACTACGTGGATAGACCGAGAGGTTTATGATAATCCCATAGCAACAGAGTACAGTCCTACAGCTACCGCTAACAACGAAGTAATAAGTGGATTAACTGATGGTGCCTCATCAGTATTTTTACACGAAACAGGTAACAATGGAGACGGGCAAGCAATAACAGCTTTTGTAAAATCTGGTGTAGTACAAATAGCTCAAGGAGATGAGTTTGCTTTTGTGTCTAAAATTATACCAGACATTGAAGATCAAGAGGGTGTTTTAAATGCAAAACTTGAATTTAAAAATTACCCCAACAATAGCACAAGTGTAACTAAAACAACTAGTTTTACAGACACCACGGACTTTGTAAGTCTTCGTGGTAGAGGTAGAGAGTTCACTGTCAATGTTGTATCTAATACAACAGGAACTGCTTGGAGATTAGGTACGCAAAGATTTGATATACAAACAGACGGTAGAAGATAATGGCAAAACTT